AAGAAATAAGGATCAGAAACCCTAAAACACTCGACCGACAATCGAGTGTTTTTGATTGTAGACGGAGGATGCCATGGAAGGACAAATTAAGAGGGTACGCCTCCCGGAGATTCTGGGGAGGGGTTACAAGTCCTTCTGGGAGAGCAAGGCCCGATACCTGGTCTGTAAGGGTGGCCGCGGATCCAAGAAGTCGTGCACCGCATCCCTCAAACTCATCTACAATATCATGCAATACCCCGGGAGCAACGGTCTGGTGGTCCGCCGGTACGACGTAGACCATCGGGACTCAACATTCGCCCAGCTCAAGTGGGCAATAAATCGCCTGGGGGTCTCACATCTGTGGAAGGCTACTACCTCCCCCATCAAACTGGTGTATCTGCCAACGGGCCAAAGTATTATCTTCCGGGGCCTAAACGATCCCCAGTCAATCGCATCAGCTACTGTGGAAAAAGGCTATCTGTGCTTCGTCTGGTTGGAAGAAGCCTACCAGGTCATGAAAGAATCTGACTTCGACAGGCTCGACCTTTCTATCCGTGGCGATATCCCGGCTCCCCTGTTCAAGCAATTTATCATAACCTTCAACCCATGGAATGAAAAACACTGGCTCAAATCTCGGTTTTTTGATGAGCCCGATAGGTTCACAAATTCGATGACTACAACCTATCTGCAAAATGAGTTCCTCGGGGAGGACGATATCGCCCTGTTCGACCTGATGAAGGAAAAATCCCCCGGTAGATACGCAGTCGAAGGTCTGGGCAACTGGGGAACCCTCGAGGGCGCAATTTATTCCCCCTATGTAAACGACCCCAACCGCTTTATCATCGACGACCCCATCAAATATATCCAGGATAAAAAACTGTCGTTGGTGGGATCCTTCGTTGGTATAGACTGGGGCCATGGAAAATCTGCCAACACAGCGGTGGCTGTAGGTATAACCCGTGATTGCCAGGAGGTAATTGTCTTGGATGAGTTCTACACCAAGGAGGAGATGGATCCGGAGACACTCTTCCGACATCACCTGATCTTTCTGGATCAGATTGTTGAAGACTACGGTTTTGCTTCGGTATTTCCCGACAACGCGGAGGGGATGCTTGTTAATGGCCTGAAGAATACCGCTGCGGCCAGAGGCTTGAGGGCTAATATCAGGCCTTGTATAAAATTCCCCATCAACGACCGCATTGACCTGACAAATTCTCTGTTCGCCATGGACAGGTTAAAGATAAATGTTAAGTGTGCTCACCTTCGGGAAGCGTTCCAATCGGCCATCTGGGACGACAAATTGAAGACTTCTAGACTGGACAATGGAACCTCGAACATCGATAGCCTGGACGCATTCGAATACTCATTGTGCACAATGATGAAAAACTTAGAAAGGGCAGGGAGGTTGAAGAAAGGTGCATGAATCACTTGTAAAATTTCTTCAGGATAGGAACTATATTATCAACGAGAGCATGAATACCTACATTGAAACTTGGAAGTCTTGGTACAGAGGTGATGTAAAGGGTTTTCATGATTACAGGGTCTGGAATGGTCTCAACCAGATATCACTCCACCGGAGTTCGTTGCAGCTGGGAAAGAGTATCTGTGAGGATCTTGCAAACCTGTTGTTCAATGAGAAGTGTGGCATAGCTATTTCTGATCCTAAAGTGGACGCCTTCATCAAAGATATCTTTGATGTAAATAATATTTATGTCAAGATCAATGAAAATCAAGAGCGTAAGGCGGCTTTCGGCACTGTGACTTATATTCCGTATTGGACTGCGGATGGAATTCGCATGAACTATGTCACCGCCGAGAATATGGTCCCTCTGTCCTGGGAGAATGGTGTTATCAACGAACTCTGCGTCTATTCAACCACCACTGTGGATGGTAAGGAGCATATCTTCACCCAGTTATTCGTCCTGGAGAAGGATGGTACCTATAATATTGAGAATCTTCTTCTCGCTGTTGGGGAGAAAGCCGGAGGCTATAACGAAGTGGACTTTTCGGACCTTCCCGGGTATGAGGATATTGAGAAGAAGGTTATTACAAAATCAAAAATCAAACCCTTCGTGGTGGATAGGCTCAATATTGCCAACAATATTGATCCTGACAATCCGCTCGGCATGGCCGTCTTCGCCAATGCTATTGATATAATGAAATTCATTGACACTGTCTACGACAGCTACCGAAACGAGTTTATTCTAGGTAAAAAAAGGGTCATGGTGGCGTCGGAGGCCATGAATATCCGCTCCGGCCAAGCTGTTTTTGATCCCAATGACTTGGTCTATTATCAGCTTCCGGAGAATATGGATCCTAAAGGCGAACCCTTTATCAAAGAACTTGATTTTTCGATCAGATCCGCCGAGCATAAAGGCGCTCTTGAGGATGGCCTCAATAGGTTCAGCTCCCAGTGTGGACTCGGAGAGAATTTCTACAAGTACACTGGAGGGGGTGCCGCTACGGCAACTCAGGTTATGAGTGAGAACAACAAGATGTTCCGTACCCTCAAGAAGCATGAAATAGTTCTGGAGGCCGTACTGGTCGACCTGGTCAGGCTGTTGATCGATATTGGTATTCGCCATTCCACTCCGGGGCTCAATTCCGACGTCGAAATTACTGTGACCTTTGATGACTCCATCATCGAGGATAAAGACAAGGAGATTGCCCGCCGGATGATGGAAGTCCAGGCAGGACTGATCAAACCGGAGGCATATCTCGCCTGGAGGTATGGAACCACGGAAGCAGAGGCCAAAAAGATGATGCCCAAGATGCCTAAGCAGCCGAAGCCTGAAGAAGGGATGGAGTAAAACATGAAATTCACCCTATTCTATCGGACCCTCCGAGATGGGAACCTTAGTCGGAGGGTGGATGACTCCTACAACAGCAAGAAGGCATATAAACTCGAAGCCCGGAGGAATGGTCTCCGGGTAATTGATATCCTGACTGATAAGGAAATATCGGATATTAAACACCGGAGGATTCTCCCAGTGAGTCAGGAAATGGATCTTCTCCAGAAATACCGGGATGAGATAGTTGACTATATCGACCAAGTCGCAGACGACCCAGTGCCAAAGGCGGAACCCCTCGATGAGGGGCAGGGGAGGTGGGTTACAATCCATGGAGCTCGGGTATTCATCGGAGCGGATGGCAAACCCCAGTATGGCTCGATGAAAGGCAGTGGACAGGTCGATATTACCGAGCCATTTGATGGGGGTTATTCTATAACAAAACCCAATGGACAGACCTTTGAGGTTTTTACTCGAAAGAAGAAACTCCGGGACATGCTCGCCGACTGCTTCTATGAGGAGTATAACCACAATAAGGGGATATTCAGTGATGAGGACTCGTCCCTGTGGCTACAGTTTCCCGATGGTACTCAAGAAGGGTGTTCAATGGTAGGGGACAAGGTACCTACACTATCAAGGATTTCCGAGGCAAGTGCGATTATCTATTCAAATCCCCACGCCGTTGCCTTTTATAATGCCAATCTTACCTACGATGAAAAGTATGATGACTGGGAGGTCGACTTTAACTAAATGGGTGGGGAAGACAAGATCATATACCTCGAGGACAATAAACCCCATGCTGTCTCCGAGGTTATATGTGTAAAGTGCCTAAAGCGGTGGATTTCAGTCCGACCTGAAACAACGCTACTGAAGGAGTCGGAATGTCCTGGTTGTGGGGAAACTGGGTTTGCAATTGAAACTGGCGAAAGGATGGATGACTATGCCTGAGGGTAGATGGGTTACAATAAATGGAGCTCATGTGTTTGTCAATGATAAGGGTGATGCCATCCTTGGACTTGGTAAACCCCTGGAGGGTAATACTGAAAAGACTGAAAAGGACTTTGCTACCGATAGGGTAAAGGAGGCAATTAGAAGGTATTCTGAAAATCCCTACCATTTTGGAGTTCTATCAACCTATGAGCAGGAGGAAAAGGAAAGGACTAGGCTGAAGAAAGATATATTAGCAGCTGGGGGAAAGATTAAGAAAGAAGAGGATGGGAGTTATAAAGCTTTTATGCCTGGTATGTCTTTTGTTGAGACTCAGGCAATGAATAATTTGATGAATGATGGACTGTCAAAAGTAGAGACTAAAGACTATATGGAATATTGTAAAGCTACTGGTCAAAAACCCTTATTTCATGAGGAAAAGAAAAACATATCATATGGGATTGTTAAACCCCCAAAAGATTCCTCGGTGGTGGTTCTAAATAATGCTGAAGCCTTCAATATCTTGAGTGATGATGAGATACTGGAGTATTCTGGTAATAACTCCGATATTGGGGGGGAGGTCTACCGAGAATATACCTCCGAGAATAAAGAATATCTTTCGTCACTTTCTGATAAGGAGGTGGGGGCAATAAATTCTTATACTAGTGAGTATGGTCCGGCTCCTTACTCGGCTGTAAATGAATACCTGCGTTCAGGGGAAGTCGATAGTTCTAGGCCAATAATTCCGGAGAATTCCGGACTTCTCCAGAAAACTCTTGATCATCCTATTGGGGCTAATGTGACAGTCTACCGTGGAACTGATGGATCTCCCTTCGGAGAGATACCGGGGGTATCTCAGGCAATTCAACAGGTTGCCCAGGGTAATATGACTAATGCGGGTAAAATAAAAGATGCCCTAGAAGGTAAGACCTTTACTGAAAAGGGGTTTATGAGTACCTCTAATTATTCCTCTCCTGGAACCTATGGCAGAAGGCCTGTGCAGATGGTTATTTTAGCTTCAAAAGAGGCAAAGGGGGTTGATATTTCATCCCTATCAAAATATGGCCAAAATGCCGCTGAGAGTTGGGGACAGCTTGCATATTTCATGGCTCCAGGAGGTGTACAGGTTGAGAGTGAGGTTTTATTCAACGCTGGAACAAAGTACAAGATTGAAAGTGTCACCTTCTCTACAAGGCCCAATGGTCGGAAGCAGGGGGGAACAACCGTAATTAAAGCTAGGATAATTACTTAAGGGGTGGTATGAATGCTTGGTCCTGACGCACTGGAAAAAGCTCCTAAGCAACTGGAGAATCTCATGCTCCAAATCCAAGACTACGGAATAAAGGATATTGCTCGCCGGATAGCCCAGAATGGCCATATAACGGCCACAGCGGCCTACCAGATCACTACGCTGATGGAGCAAGATATTTTCCAGAAGGACTTCAAAGGAGAACTACAGCGAATTCTAGGCCTCTCTGATCAGCAGATAAACAAATTATTTACTGAGGCGTCTAAGGCCAATTATATTTATGACCGCCGGGCATTCAAAGCCCGTGGCATTCCTTTCGTACCCTTCGAGGATAATTACCTCATGCAGACCATGACAAACAACATTATTTCTGCTACCCAAAACACCTTGCGCAACATCACTTCCAGCCTTGGCTTTGCCAGGGAGGTTGCGGGGCAAATTATTTTCCAGGATCCGGCAGCTTTTTATCAGTCAGAGCTGGACCTGGCAACCATAAGCATCACCACCGGGATGAAAACTTTTGACAAGGCCATCAGAGATGCTGTGGAGAAGATGGCAGATAGTGGCATGAGGACCGTGGACTATAAAACCGGGCACCACGACCGGATTGATGTCGCAGCCAGGAGAGCTGTGATGGGCGGTATGCGGGACCTCACGAATTTCCAGAGTGACTACAATGCTATAGCCATGAACTCAACCGTCTACGAAATAAGCTGGCATGGAGGTTATAGACCAAGCCATGCCTGGGGAGGCAGACGATTTGATACTACTGGACGGCTCTATCCAACCGAGGAGGAACTCTATCGGATATATACCTCTCCCGAGGGTAAGATAGGAAACCTCGGGGACTACAACTGTTATCACGAGAAATACGCGGTATTCCCCGACAGTCCTCCAACTTATTCCGACCAACAGCTCAAGCAGATGGATAAGGATCAGAAAGTCAAACGGAAATATGAAGGAAAAGAATACACTGAGTATGAGGCCCGGCAGCAACAACGGTATCTGGAACGTATTATGAGGAAACAAAAGTCTGTAATCGCGGGTCTTAAAGGAGCATCCGAGGTTAGTCCTGATCCTAAACTAAAGGAAGATTTGCGCAACGCCCGGATAAAGTATAAGCTCACCCGTGGTCAGTATAAAGACTTTAGTGAGACTATGGGTCTCACCCCTGAGTTAAAAAGAGTTAACACTGGCTTCGTGGCCTAACGGCCTGAGCATACATGACCGCAACGTCGTAAAACTACGTAGGCAAGTGGAAGCAACCCACGTAAAAAAGCGTAGCTGAGAAAGGGGACTACATGACACGCGAATTTTTGACAAACCTTAAGATCGAAGGACTTACCAAGGACATCATCGACCAGATTATGGATGAACATGGTAAGACGGTCACTGAAAACAAGAGGGCATCCGATGAAACCATTCGGCAGCTTAATGAGCAGCTCGCACAGAGAGCTGACATCACCATCCCTGACCTGGAAGCCCTTCGGACATCCCTCACCGACGCCGAGGGGAAGCTTAAAACCTTCGAGGGTGTCGACCCCGTTGACCTGAACAAGAGGTTGACTGAGGCCCAAGCGAGAGTCACCGAATTGGAGTCTACCCATCAGGCAAAGGTCACTGAGCTCCAGACCGACGCCCTTCTCAGGGAAGGTATGGCGAGAATCACTTTCTCCTCTGATTACGCCCGTAAGGGTGTATACGACGACATCAAAGGGAAGGTGAAGTTTGAAGACGGAGTACTCACTGGCTTCGACGAGGCCATGGCAGAACTTCGCGAGAAGCAGCCCTCGGCTTTTGCGGTCGATGGTACGGAGACCCCTCCTCCGAAAAAAGAGGGGAAACAACATGGCGGCAACACTCCTCCTGTGAAGAAGGAGGTTCCCGTACTTATCTAATGTCAAAAAAAGAAAGGAACGAACAAATTTATGGCAAGAATCACATCTCTGGCGGTCCTGCTTGAGACTACAGGTCAGGACTACCTGGCTGAGCTTTATGGCAGAGTCATCGAGAACGTTGAAAAAGGCACCATCAGCAGCATCTTAAAAAACACCGACCTGAGTGGCAACCCGGTCTCAGGTACGGTGGAAGCCAAGCGTTTTGAATTTGCACAAGAGCAGGCCTATGGCACCGCCCGCGCGGCAGGGAAAGGAGACAATCCGGTTGCAAGACCTGTCACAATCGCAATCGATCAGGACAAAGAAATTGTCTCCGAAGTGGAGATGAAAGACACCACGCTCTACGGTGTTGAGAACCTGCTCGAAAGACGCTCCGAGGAGCATACGAAGTCGATGGTCCGGGCTCTGGAAAAGGCCTTCTTTGCCCAGGCAGCTACAGATGCTACGGCAATCACGGGTACTGCAACAGATGCACAGGGTATGCTTGAGGAAGAGATCCTCGCTATCGAGACCACCAAAAATGATTTCATCAATGGTGTTCCGCGTAGCATGATCCATATCATCAAGACCCCGCAGGAATACTCCAAGCTTCGCCAGTGGATCAACACCAGCGCCAACAACGCCAACATCAACACCAGCGTCGAAGAATTCGGAACCATCAACGGTGTTCATGTCTATTCGAGCATCGATCTTCCGGCTGGCGTCAATACCATCGGCATGGTCGTTGGCGCAATCGCCCAGCCTGTCCTGCCCAAGGGCTACTCTGCTGAGAAGATTCCGCTGTCCAACGCCTATGCTCTTGAGCTGTTCTACAGCTACGGCACAAAGAGCGTCATGCCTGAGCTGATCATCAAGAGACTCGCTCCGACAGTCACAGTCGATGTGACAGGCGTCTCGCTTGACCACTTCGATCTCGACCTGGTAGTCGGCGGCACCCATACCCTGGTCGCCACGGTAGCCCCGGCTAA